AATGATTCATTAACCTATAAAAGGGATTCATTAATGAATTTATTATATTTATTAACATATTCACAAAATATTACTATAAAACCTGCACCTCATTGGATGACACTCAGTGAATATGGGGGAACATTAAATATAAATGAATTTAGAAAAAATTTTATTGAAAATACTAGAGAATTTATGGTATTGCATCCTCCAATGATTTCTAGACAAATGCAAATTGAAGAATCTTATACTCTTAATAAACTTAAAGAAGTATCTATTGATAAAGTTAATAAAATTTATTCTGAAATTGAATCTGATTATGCTATTAAAAGATCAAAACCTGTCAGTTCTGCACCATTAAATTTAGAAACTACTATGGGATTAGTAAAAAAAAAATCTATCAAAAATAAATAAAATAAATAAAATAAATATATTAAATAATAAATTAAAATTAAATAACATGTTTAGCAATAAAATCAATTTTAATAAAAATTTTAGGTTCCATAGTAGAAGCCATATGTTGTAAATTATTAATAAAAAGAGTATGATCATCATCAGAAGAGTCATTTGAATTTGTTTCAAAAATATAATATGGTGTAGAATCATATTTAAGATTAAAATTATAATTAATTTTAGTTAATATATTATTAAATAATATTTGTGTATAAGAAATACCACCGAGTGATATAATACCAATTTTAGAAATGATTTTATAAGAGTTAATTTCATTTCTTTTATTATAAAGATTATTAATTTTTTCAAAAATAGTTGGATCAGATTTAAGAGAAGTATTATCAATCCATTCATTTAGATCATGAATATTATCATTAAAATATTTCCATAAAGATATATTTAAGTTATTTTCATCATTATAATCTCTCCTTAAAATATCAATATAATGAATAAATTCTTTCCATATATAATGAAAATCATAATTATGAATAATACATAGTGATTTAATAAATCCAGTCATAGATTTATTTTCATTAAAAGGAATCATATATTTTTCTCTTATTTTTTCAGTATCATCATCTTTACTATATTTTTCATCTAAATAAGCTATAGATAATTGAACAAAATTTGATTTTTCATCAATATCATCAACTCTTGCAACCATATCTTTATTTAATGGAACTAATTTATTCCAACTATATATTTTTTTTTTCTTAGTAGCATCTAAAAAATTCATAATTCCATGATAAGGATATTCAATTAATTTAGCTTCAAAAAAAGAATCATTTTTATTAGTAAATTGAACTAATACATTTTCACCTATTGTAGGATTTTTAGTTGAATAAAAGTTAAAATCAGTCATTATATATATAAAAATAGATTCTATTATTTATATATTCAATTTTTTTATATCTCTATTTCATTATCTTTTTCATTATTATTATTATTATTATTATTTTTATTTTTATTTTTAATATTTTGATTATTAATGTTATTATAAAAATATGCACCTTGTAAGAAAGAATCAGCTAGATCATCTTTTTTTTTAAAAGAATTAAAATGAGCTTGCCATTTTGGTAAATGACAAGTTAAATCTAAACAATATTTAATGCCTAAATTTTTAGTAAGTTTATAAGCTTTAGAATCATCAGTATTTTTAATTTTAATTAATTGTTTAGTATCTCCATCATTTGCTATTTTAAGTTTATTAGAAGGAGATAAGAATTTAACGGCATTAATATTGGATTTAGTGATAGATTTATCAATAATACCTCTAATTAAATAGTAATCATATAATGTAGAAGCAATAGATTTCATTCTAGGATTTTTAAATGAAGGTTGATTTTCAATAACAACAAAATTAGCTTTTAATAATTCAGGTCTTTTTTCAAGTTCCATCATAAGAGAATACTTAACATCATCAAAATTAAGAGTAGTAGAACTTTTATTTTTAAAATTTTTAAGTTGTAATAATTTAAAAATTTGTTTAGCATGTAAAGAACAAAAATAACTAGAATCATGACAAAAAGTAGCATTTTTATTACATAATTTAGAGTTAATTAAATGAGAACATTTATATAATTTTTTATCACAAGATTTAAAATAATCTTCAAAATTTATAACTTTTTTACTATGTAGTTTGCAATAATATTTTATTTCTCCATCTATTATATTATTCATTTTAGCGGGTTTGCCACAATGACATTTATTCTCATTTCTGTTTGTTAGATCAATATTGTTCCAATCTAAAATATCCCAATTTGAAATATGTTCCCCTTTTTCATTTAGATAATTTTTTTGAGTTAATAAACAATAAGATAAATGAATAACACCAACATCCCAAGATAATATAATTGAGTTCATATAATTATATAATAATAAATATAATTTTAAACCAATAAAAAAATTGATATTAAAAATTTTTATAATTTATATAATTATATAATGTGTAGTAAATTAGAATTAATAATTGGTCCAATGTTTTCTGGTAAATCAACAGAATTAATAAGGAGAATTAGATTATATCAAAAAATTAATAAAAAAATATTAGTTTTAAAACCAATTATAGATATTAGATATAAAACTAATATGATTACATCCCATAATTATGATTCGGTTGAATGCAAGACTATTAATAAATTAAATGATATATCTGAAGAAGAAATTATTAAATTTGATACAGTTATTATTGATGAAGGACAATTTTTCCCTGATTTAGTTAATACTATTGTTAAATGGATAGATTTTTATAATTTAAATATAATAGTCGGAGGTTTAGATGGAGATTTTGAAAGAAAACCAATAGGACAAATTTTAGAATTAATTCCCTATGCTGATAAATGTAAAAAAATAACATCATTATGTAATAAATGTAATGATGGAACTAAAGCTATTTATACATATCGTTTAGTAGAATCAGGTGATAAAATTTTAATTGGTGGTGCAGAATCTTATATTCCACTTTGTAGAAAACACTATAATGAATTAAAAAATAAATAATTATTTTAATGAATAATGAATATAACTATAATCTTTAAAAAAAGCTAGATTATTAATTAAATGTTTATCAAAAATTTGAAAATTTAAGGCAATTAATTGATAATTATTTTTCCATAATTTTATTGGATCAAAATTATATGAAAAATGACCTAATATATCAGGATTTGGATAAACACGATGTAAAATACTTTTTTTATTAATTTTCTCTAATTTATTATTCTTATGAGGTAAATTTCCCATATAATTATTATCATTTAAATTTCCATCTATAATATCATTTAATTCACTTGTAGCTCCTTTACCACATACAAAAATAATTTTATTAAATAAATTTTTAATTTTATCTTTTGTAAAATAAATTTTATCATTACCTAAATAAGAATATTTATAATTATATTTTAATAATTTATTTTTTTTTTTTAATTTATTTATAATAATATTTTTAATATTTTTTTGGACTTCTAAAATATTATTTGTATTTAATTCTAAACACACTATTATAGGATCTGATGTTGTCAAACTAAAATTATCTATTATGTTTATACAATCTTCAAATAAAATATAAGATGTTGTTATTATATCTCCTAATTTATTTTCAAACCCATGTGCAACAATTGGAATCATATCATCATCTGATTTCCCAATATTATTTTTACAAAAACAATCTAATTCAATCACTCTTGCACCCATTTCTAAAGCTCTTTTAATTGATTCTAGTGAAACTATATCTAAATTTTGAGTAAATGGTATATATGAATTATGAGATGTATTTATAAAAAAATTATATAATGGTTCATCATTATATTTTTTTAAAGTCTCAATTGGTTTAATCACCCTTTGAGATATATTATGTGTTATATTTAAAAATTTTTCTATTTTTTTTTTACTAAAAATAAAATTACTTATTAAATATAAAATTAAAATTACTAATATTAATATAATTATCTGAACTATTATATTTAATTTTAATTTATAACTTATTATTATATTTATTATTAAAAATATTGTTAATACTATTATATTACCTATTGAATTTAATATATTATTTTCTATCTTTATTTCTATTTCATTTTTATTTTTATCAATTATATTTTCTAATTCTCTCATAACTCAATTTAGAAATTTTATTATTTATAATTAGGTAAATATTTTCTTATTATCTTAATTTTTAAATTTTATTATTTATATTTAGGTAAATATTTTCTTATTAATTTTTAAATTTTATTATTTATAATTAGGTAATTTATAATTTTTACTATTATTTTTTATTCTTGTTATTTTTATATCATTAATATTTGACATATTTTTTATTAGTCTTTTACCATTTATTTTTAATATT